ATTTGTGCTTCAGTTGCAGTTCCTTCAATAATAGCCTTTTGAGCATCGGTAAACTCAAAGCCTTTTTTTGTCATTGCATCATAAGAACCTGTCATTATTTTACCAAGATTAGTTGCATAATCTACCATTGCGGTACTGTCTATTTCACCACCGCCCGTCATACCCATTGCATAATTTGAAAGGGTGTCCATCATTGTAGTTATTGCATCCACATCGGTAAAATATGTTGCAAATTCCGCACCTGCGGCAATCATTGCTTCATCACCGTAAATACCATTGGATTGTATTTCGGAAGCTTTTGACGTAATTGCATCAAATTCGGCTTGTAATGCTTTACTTTCCGCTGAAACCGGAACAACAACTTCATCTACACTGTTTTGAATTGCATTTATATCATCAATAGCACCTGTTGTATCTGCTGTTGTTTCCAATTCGAATTGTGCAACATAATCAGCATCAAGCATATTACCCAAAACAACTAACAACTGATTTTCTGCATTCCATTGTGTATTTAAAGCATCTGTGCATTCATCAACAAAACTAAAAGCCTTCTTTATTCCTGCAATACCAATAAAAGCACCAACAGCTCTTTTGATTGTGTCTTGAAGTTCACTTGCATTATTTGAACCTTCTTCAATAGCACGGTTAAACCTGCCTTGTTCATCTGTATTATCTCTGATATATCTTTCAGTGTTTCCGACTGTGCTTGATAATCTTAAATAAGCATCATTTGCGGCTGCTACATCCATATTATCAATAGCACGGTTCATTTCTTCTTGTTCCTGAATTGCTTGACTTAATTGCCCTCTTAATTGCTCCAATTCAGCATTTGCAACATCAGTTCCTATATTGATAGGATTGTTTTCAATGGTTGTAATTTGTTGCTGAATTGCTTGCAATCTATTCTGCATATTAGACATATCAGAAACCATATTTTGTGGAAATATGTTGGTTCGTGATGCCGTCTGTGCAATTCGTGCTTGTGATTGATTCAATGTGTTCAGCATATTGTTTGTACTTTGAACTTCTTGTTCAAAGCGTTCAATACCCGAATTTGTGAATACATCAAGCGGTTCTGATTCCCAAGTTATAGGTACTTCAACGGGTTGGGGTGGGGCGTTTGGCTGCACTTCAACCGGGATAGTATCGGGATTTTCAACAAGCGGGTCAGGTACATTTGGTTGTACATCCACATTTACAACTTGTGAAGGAACATTTCCCATTAAGTTATCAAGTTCCTGTTGCTTTGCTATAACTTCATCAATTGAATCAGATATAGCCTTAATTTGCATTTCAGCAATAGATGAATCCAAATCGAAAGGATTTGTTTTCAAAAATTCAATTGCTGCCTGCATTTGTGCAATCTCACGATTAACACCCGTTATGCTTTGCACCGTATCTTCAGGTAACACATATAGATTTTTACCTACATTCTTGATTGCTGTTTGCATTTCTGCAATACTGTTTAATCTGTTTGTTAATTCTTCAATCTGCTGTTCCGTATCTGTAACACCTGTTACCGATACATCAACCGAAATATCTTCAGGCGTTTCAATTTGTGGTTGTTCTGTTACTACCGGGGTAACAGTAACTTCTAAATCGTCAGGAATATCAATTTGCGGCTGTTCAGTGACAATCGGTGTTATTGGTACTTCTATATCATCCGGTACATTTATTTGTGGCTGTTCTTCAATAACTGTTGTTATCGGAACTTCTACATTATCAGGTACGTTTATTTCAGGAATAGAAATATCTGAAGGTGATGAAATATTTTCCATTGCTGTATTCAAATCCCTTGCAGATGTTGTTGTTTCGTTTAATTGTTCTTGAACATTGGCTATTGATGTTGTATTGATATTTCTGTTTAAAGTGCTTTGCATATTATCCATAGCAGATACACTTGAATTAATCGCATTAGTAATATTTATAAGCGGTGAACTGAAATTATCGTATAATTCAATACTTGACCTAATAGAACTCATTTAATCACCTTCCTTTCTTTCCTTTTTTAGATTTATTTTCTATTTTTTTCTTCTCTTTTTTGTCATTTTCCATTTTTACTTTTACGGCTGCAACAACAAAAGCCTTTTCTTGTTCTTCCATATCAAGAAAAACAGAAGGTAAAATGTGAAGCTTAAGAAGGGCATAGTAAGCATAATTTGCTTCCCAATCCCCTTCTTCTATTAGTTTTTTGCTTCATTAACCTTTTCATCAAATGATGTATTAAATCCCTGAAACTTCTGCACATAGGCAACAAGCTCATTGTATTCGCCGGGGTCATCAACCATTGCAAAAAGTAAATCTTCAGGTGTCTTAACTCCATAGCTGTCCTGAAGTTCTGCATCATATAAATCAGGGCTTACAACAGATGCAACAATCATCTTCTGTGAATACTTGCTTGTATTAATCTTCTGACGGTACAAGTTAGGCTTGCCGGTAACCTGCACATCATAAGTACAGCTTTCACGAATATCTTCATTTTCCTTTGAAGTGATATGCTTAAACTCCCATTCAAGGGCATTACCGTTTTCATCAAGTAAGGTCTGTGTTACAGCGTGCATTTCATTATGCTTTTCAACCTTATTAGCCTTCATAAATTTAGCGAATTTTGACATTTTTATATTCTCCTTTACTATTTATCATTGAAATACAAAACCCCTTATATAAGCCAAATATAAGACTATACAAGGGGTTTAAAAATTATTGTGTAAATCAGCTTGCAAAGCCTGCAAGTTCGGTAAAATCTTCAGGAATTGAAAAATCATCAAATGTACCTTCAATTGATTCATCAATATATTCACCGTCTGCATCAAACTTTGCAAGAACACCGCCATCAGTTAAACAGTCATAGAAAATTACTGTCTGACGCTTTGCATCAGAAGCGGGGTCATTATTTGTTACCTGAATTTCAAAATATGTATCAACACCCGTTTCTTTGAAGTCTTTCATCAGCTCACGCATTACAGACTGATTATAGTGCATTGTACCGCTGAATGTACCTTCCATAGCATAAGACTTATGACCAACCATTACCGCACCAAGTCGGGGAACAGTTCCCTTTGTTTTGTCAATGGTAAATTCAACATCAATCAACTGCATAAAGTTGTATCTTCTGCTGTTAATTGTTACATAACATTCAGCAAGCCTTGCTGATATTGTGTCCTTGCTTTTCATTACAATATTATCATTATACATTTATATATCACCTCTTTTAAGAAACCGAAACGGTCATATACAATTTACCCATAGCATTTACAACAGTTACGGCATCACTTACAACAACCGCCTTCTTTGTATCACCCTGTGTTACCACAATATCAGAATCTTCAAAGTTTTCAATAGCTCTTATCTGCATAAGTTCCTGATGATGCTTTACAATATCTGACCACAAAGAAATTCTGCCTGATTCATCATTTGGAACTACACCAAGATACTTTTCAGCAAAAAGAACTGCTATATCATTACCGATTTGGTCAATAACTCTGATTGTCTGATTATCCTTGAACACATCACCGCAAGTATCACTTGTTGTTACCATTGTGTTTATATCGTCAAGAACTCTGATAACACCATTTACATTATGTAAAGTGAATTCACCCGCCTTAATAGCCTTTGTTAATTCACTTTGTGTATAGTCAGCTTCAATCGTAAATTCACCATCATAAATCTTATTCTGATTGGATTTATTGACTTCACAACCTGCTGAAATACCGGTTACCCAATAAACAAGACTTGCTTTGTTCCAACCCTCATCAGATGTAGGGTTCTTAACACTGATAACACCCATATAATCGGCTTTTGTGTAATCATATACAACCAATTGAAACTTAACACCCATTTCATCACGCATACGCTTTGTAAAAGAAACGAATAATGATTTAATAGTGACTTCATCTGTAATAACGCCCATAGTGTTGAAAACATAGCTTTCAATTTTATCAAGATATTCCTGATAAGCACTACCCGATACCGTACCATTTTCACCGCCTGTTAATGGTGTAGCTGCGGTTACAACGATTGTTGCATTTTTATTGAAGATAATATAATCATTATCGGTCAATTCTGATGCACTTGATACAGTTTGACTATCAACAATAGACGTATCAAGATATGTAATACAATCAAAGCTTGTTGGTTCATCAGCATTTGCCTGAATCACAAGCTTTATGTCATTACCTCTTACACCGGGATATTTTGCCGTTGCAAAAGTACAGCTTGCTTTCTTACCGCCTGAATTTAAACGGTAAACATAAAGAGTTGATGCACCGATAAATAAATCACGCAACCCCTTTAATTTATCATTATCATAAGAATAACCAAAAAACTTTTGACTGTTTTTCTGAAAATCACCGCTTGTAACCTCAACAACTTCACCTTCTGCACCCCAGTCAAGTTCAAGTGGCATTGTTGCAATACCTCTATCTGAAAGGGTTGCACTTGCTGTTGCAACGGAAACAAAATTTATATATGCACCCGGAAGCACCTTGTTTTGTGATATAAAAGTACCACCACCTAAAGCCATATTTATTCACCTTTCCTTCCTGTAAAATCACCATTCAAGAAGTTGTCAATCATAACATCAACCTGTGAAATTGTGTATAAATTTCCATCTTCAAGAAGGGCGTTTACCAAATCTCTACGCTTTGCGTATCTTTCACTTGCTGTCAACTGTTCCTTTGTAAATTCAGGTTCGTTTTTAATATCAACAGAAACAGCATCCGTATTCTTTTTTGAAGCAGCCATTCTATTTCACCTCTTTTTCAAGCTGTTCTAAGGTTAAATTTTCCATTGGTATAGAATCTTTAACCTTATACATAAACATATCATAGTTGACGAAAAAATTTAAAATTCCGTCAACTGTTTCACACCTCATCTTTGTTCCCATAGTCAAATCATTATTAAATGTTATCCATTCAAGGCATAAATACAATCGTTCTGCAACCTCATTACATTCCGTTTTTTCTCCCGTGTTATCTGCGGGAAAATATTGAATAACAAATTGATTTGTACGAAAATAACGCCTATTCAGGAACAATTCATTTGTTGGGTTTATGCAAGAAATAAAAAAACAAGGTTCTTGAAAACCCTGTTTTAATTTTTCGGCATATATTTTGTAATTATCCCCAAATTCAGCATTTAGGGAAATACTTATTGCTTCAATTATGGAATTTATCACTTAAAACACTCCCCTAAATATTTTTCAACATTTTTTGCAAGTACATTCGGGGCTATATCCTGAACTTCTTGAACTGATATAGTCAACATAAATCGACCATTAACCCAACCTTTATGGTCTTTAGTTCTATGCCCATATTCCACATAGGAAGCATATTCAACGGGGTTTTCAATCTCAACAACAAATGTATCACCAAAGTGATTTATTTTCAAGGAATCGGCATAAGCTGTTGCACCTGTCGCACCTGTTGAATTGTTAGAAGTCCAACCCCTTCTTAAAGTACCGCCTTTTTTTCCTGAACTCTTTGGATATTGTCCTACCGGTGTACGCTTAATGACTTTTGCAAGTAATCTTGCTGCAAGTTCTTTTGCACATTCTTCAATAAAAGCATCAACATTCTTTTGTTCAAGTTTGTTCAATTTCTTTTGAAGTTTTTTCAAATCATTAGCAGAAAATTTACCCATTTTAGCCATTAAGCCCACCCCTTAAATAATTCAAGCATAATTTCTTGATGTGAAAAATAAAGTGCGGGTTCTCCACTGCAAGCATATTCGGTTGTAACACCGTTTTGAGTTACAATAATTTTTGAACCGCCGTTTATTTTTATTTCAGGTGCTATCAATAATTTTGCACCTTGTGAAAGGTTTGCTACTGTATCGGTTTGAACAACGGCTTTCAAACTTTCAAATGATAATTTACAAGGTTGATTTTCATATACGGTAACTTCTTGCTGTCGGGTTAATTTTGTTCTGCTGTCGGTAATATCTTCTTGTACAACAACAGAACAAACACCTATATAAGTGCTTTCAATAGCTTTTCTTGCAGCCTTAAAAGCGTTCACCATCTTAACCGCCTATAACAAGAAAATTGTTCCTTACCATAGGTTAAAAGGTAGTTGATAAAATTGTTCAAACGCTGTTCAGCGGTTAAACTACCTTCACCCGTTGCAAATACCGTATTTGTATCACCTGCTTGTATTTGTTTAATAGCAACATCCAAATCAATACCTGTAATATCATTCGGTGAAAAAGTCTTTTTTGCCGTTAAAAATTCACCGATAATCATATCAATAGCAACATATACCAATCCTTCAGGAATTTCAGAAATATTACAATCATTTTTTATGGTATTTTCAACCTTACTTATACAAAATACAAGTATTGTATCATCAGTATCTTTCAATTCATACCCAAATGATTGAAGCCTTTCTTTTACCCGTTCAAGCATTGGCATCACCGCCTTTCATTAACCTTTGGAAATAATCTTTGCAATTGCAATAGACTTGTGCGGTATTGCCTTTGTACCATCATTGATAATATTCCAGTTTTCGCCGTTTGCAAGGTCAGTATTGGATGCTGAAGCAGTAATGCTTGCGGGCTTTTCAAAGGAAATACCATCAACACCGATAATATATCTATCTCTTACATAAAGGGTGTCTTGACCGCCGTTCTTTTCAGGGCTTCTGCTCATCTCATAAGGCACTGAATCACCAATATCATCAAGGATAATAGAACCATCACCAAGAAGATATGTTGTATATGCGGTGTAACCGTCACCTGCACCTTCTTTACTCTCTGCAACCTCTGTTGTAGGCATACCATCATCAATAAGCACTGTTCTACCGTTCCAAGTACCGATACCTAAATCACGGGTTATACCGTCAGAATCGGTATAAGTCAAATACTTCATCAAACGAAGGTTTTCAAGATTAGTTGCAACCTCGCTGTGCATAATAGCAAGCTTGAAAATTGACTTATTGTCACCGCAAGCTTTCTGAATAGCCTTATTAAGTGTAGCTGCACCGACAAAAGCATCATCATCTGCATTACTTGTAATATCGTAAATGTGATTGTCAAGGAATTCCTTTGCCGCCTTTGCCGCAACAGTATTTCCTGTGCTTTTCATACCAAAAATACCTTTGAGGATTGCAAGCAACATATCCTGCTTAACTTCCTGCTTATAATCGGCAATCTGACCTGCTACATTATCCATAAAGTCAACACCTGCTGTAATATTGGTACTGAAGTTTCTTTCAGTCCAACTATCCATACGGGAAGCGGTTACAAAGCCCTGTTCGTATGTTGTTGTATTGCTTGATGTAATATCTGTTGCACCGTCATTGTTCTGTGATGTATCACCTGTTATTCTTCCAAAGTATGGAATACGGGCATAAAGTGAACCCGTCTGTGTGGAAAGTGCATTTCTTGCACTCTCATTTGTTCCAACCGCACCTGACTTTGCAAGTTCAGTTTTCTTAACATTTGGTATTCTGTTTACATAAATACCAAACGCTTCAGGGTTGAAACTCTTGCTGTCAAATTTCGTATTAGCCATTTAACTTCATTCCTTTCTTTACTCAATTTTAGCATTGGGGTTTGCAGCCTTGTAAGCTACTAATTCCGAATAGGTCATTTTTGAAGTATCAACATTCGTTCCGGGATTTATATTACTTGATGCACCCGGTTGAAAACCTGTGAAGTTGTTCTGCTGTGTTTGTTCCTTTTCATTAAACAAATAAGCATCTGATTTTTGAACAGCTTTAAGCTGTTCATCAAATCCCGTCAGCTTACCATCATCACCAAGCTTTATATTATCAAGGTTTAGAAGTGCTTTTAATGCAGTTGTATTTTTTGCCCCTGCTGCTGTTAAGGCTGTTTCAATTGCATTATCAACTTTAAGCTGATTCATTTGTGCTTCATAGTTTTTCTTTTGTTCCTTGTTCTGCTGTTGTAAATCTTCAATCTGTTGCTTCAATTCGGCATTATCGCCGCTTGACTTCTTCAATTCTTCAAGCTGTTTATCCCTGTCGGAAACTGATTGCTTCAAAGTTTTGTTTTCTTCATTTACTTCATTAAAACGTACCTTTGTAACATAATTACCGTCAAGGGAAGTCATAACCTGTTTTGCTTGTTCCTCTGTAAGCCCCATTGCAATCAAATCTTCTTTTTTCATTTTAATTCCACCTTTCATTTACGTTGTTTTCCGTGGGTGACGAACCACGAATGAATCTTGTTCTTTACCGTCTACAATGCTAAAAAGACGAATACACTATTTAACCCATAGTTGGAAGATAAACAGAATCACCATTCCTTTCTAAAAATTACAAGCAAATTAAAAAAGCCCTTATTTTAGGGCTTTGTAAATAAAAATATATTGTTGTAGCAAGTTATAAGCAAGTTAAACTCACGGCGTGAGTTTATTTATTTTAAAAAATATCACGCCGTGAGTTTATCGTGATATTAAAATAAGCACCCTTGAAAATTAACTTTCAAAAAGTGCTTATTTCTTCTTTTTCTCTTTTTCGTAATACTCACATTCAGAATTGTTGAATAATATTTCGTTTGGTTTATTATCGGGATATTTATATATTTCACAATAACTTTTGGTAACACCTGCTTCAATTGTAGTTTCACCGACCGTTACAATTGTTTTATCCCTGAATACACAATCTTTACAAGCAATTTTATCACATTCGGGATGAACTGACAACCACACTTCATCATTCCATCTTACTTTATCATTTTTCATAAAATCACTTCCTTTTCTTGTTCAACAACTTCAATATCAATATAAACATTTCCATAAGCTTTTTCAACTTTAGTTATTCTGAATTTCGTACCACGCTGAATTATAGTTTCAAATTCATTGTGAAAATAGGATTGTTTTTTTGCTCCATCCCATTTACCATAATCTATATAACCGCCGTAATGTGAAAAAGGTTCAGCATATAACATTTTTGTGCCTTTAGGGCAATAAACATTGAAAATATATCCGTTAAATCCTGAACCTTTAGCAGTACCACAAGAAACAAAAGCTTCATCTTTTATTTCTTGATTAACTAATATAGATTCCAATTCTTCTTGTGTAGCTCTTAACAAAACATTTTCATCTATGCCTAAAAAAGAAGCTGCACCTGCATCTGTTTCAATTCCACGCTGTACCCATATATCAAAATCATAAGTAGATTTATCTATCATAGAAGTTAATTCTTTAATAGCTTCTTCTTTTCCTTCTTGATTTAAACTAACATTTCCAACTCCTTTAAAATTATACCACGAATCTTCATATCCTCGTAAAGGTCTGTTAAAACCACCCGAACCACAAGTATAATCATAAGCCGCCCTATGTTCAACAGATGAAGTATCTGCCCATACCTTTTCAGCATAAGGTCTTAATAAATTATCTGCCTTTTCTTTGGATTTAAACCAATAAGCAGCATCTTTTCTTTCTTGTGTGTATGCTTCAGGTGGAAAAATAGCATTAGTATCTGATTTAATTTTACTACCATTTTTAAGATTTGTCAATTCAGTTTGAATTTTATTCAATTCTGATTGAACATCATAATAAGCCTTACCTTCTGTGTCAAGCTCTTGAAGCTGTTTATATAAATCTGAATATTTCTGCATTAATTCAGGGTCAGTTTCGGTAATAAACTTACCTTCATAGTATTTCTTTTTGCCCTCAATATTCAGCTTTGACCAATCAGCAGTTGTAACATCATCTTTCCAAATGCCTGAATAAGTTTTAACTTCAAATTCATCAAGTTGTTGCTGCAAATCAATCTGTTGCTTTGTAAGTTGTTTTTGCTTTTCAACAATGATTTTCTTATCAAGCTTTTCTTGCCATTCAGCTTTTTGTGCTTGAACTGCATCCATCTGATTTTTAAGTTCTTGCATTTTGATAAGCTCATCACCATCTGCAAAATCATTAAGACTTCCAAAATCTTTTACAGCTTCTTCATAAGTCCAACCACCTGATTGTTCTTTGAATTGATTTTCTAAATCTTCAAGTTGTACATCAGCATTTGCAATATTTGCTTCAAGCTTTTTCTTTGTAAGATATTCCTTTTTAGGCTTTTCAGGTTCGGGTTCAACGTGTTTCTTGTAATGGTCAGTACCGTTTTCAGTATAAGCATCATAAGCATATATATTATTACCATCAACAAAGGTTTGCTTCCATTCGGGATAAGTTATATCATCAGGTACATAATAAGTTTTACCGTTTTCATCCTTTGCGGCTCTTTCTCCCAGTTGCCCGAAATTATCATCAAAATAAGGAACTGTTGTTGACCTGCAATAAGGGTGAAAGGGTGGGGCGGTCACACCTGCTTCAAATCCTGACATTGGAAAAACTTGACCATCTAACCCCTGACAAATTTCAGAAGTATGTGAATCAAGTGTTGCAACAATTTCATATTGTTCCACATTCAAAGATTGAAAACATTCTTTTTGTGATAGACTTGAAAAATATGCTTCTTCAGTCATTACAAGCCTACCGGCATTATACTTTGATGTTTGCATTTTCTTTGCAATAGCATCAATAGCATTTTGCGGGTCTTGCCCTAACATAACATTTCGGGTTAATTCATTATGAACTTCTGATATAAGCTTATTTTTATTTTTCCAAATTCTTTCCGAAAAATTATAAGCATCAGCCGCCCACGGTTTTGAAAGTAATTTTTCAATTTGTGGTTGGTCTAAACTTGCAATATCAAAGCCAATGTTGAAGCCTTTTTGCAATTCGTAAGCTGTTTTGTAATATCCCGTTTGCAATACGTCAGCCATTGTACCCTGAACCGTTCCCTGCTGTTTTGCAAACATTGTTTCAAGGCTCTGTTGTGTTTGCATCTTCAAGGCTTCAAGTTTAGATATATGAAATTTAGCAGAAGCATTTTCAAGCTGTTTCATCCAAATTCCATCAACAGCATTATCTTTACCATAATCAATATAATCTGCAACATCCCACTTGAATTCTTTTAAGTCCTTACCTGTTATCCATTGGCGGGCTTCAGCAAGTGTTATATTGTTATTATCTGCAAAACGCTGATACCATACAGAAATTTTACTTTCCAATTCCTTTTGTGCTTGCTTATACTGTTTTTCAATATCTGCAAGAGAATCTACACCCATTTTATGTTGTGCATCTTCAAGCTGTGAAAAACGGTCTTTCCAATAATCACTGTTCTTCATTTACTTCACCGCCTTCTTCATTAGCGGAATTGTTTATTTCATTAAACGGGTTATATTGATTTTCAAATTCGGCTTGTGCTTCTTCCTTTTGCTTTTTCAAACGGTCAAGTTCAAGCTGTGGGTTATCAACCCACGGATGTTGACCGATAATAGTTTCATCCGAAAGAATACCCACTGAAGCCTTGCAATTTTCAATAGCTTCACTTTCGTTAATAAGAATATCCCGGTTAAATATAACATTAACTTCTTCACCGTCAAAATTACCTTTACCCGTATTTGCAAGATGAACATTGACAAACCATAATATTTCTTCAAAAGCTGCTTGCAACTCTGTTTCCATATCATTAGCATCAAGGTCAATGTCAGAATACATACTTTGTATATTCATTTGGTTTGGATTTCCTGAAAGTCTATCATCCTTTGCATCATAGCCCATACCATTCTCAATAATAGCTTTTTTGAAAAGTTCAATAATAGCCTTGTAGTTTTCTGAATTAACCTGTACTTCAAGGGTATCAATTCCACCTTCAACACCTTCAACGGCTCTTACCTTAATAGCCCCGTATGTTGCAAGGTTCTTTCTAAATTCTCCCAAATTCTGACCGTCAAGGTTCTTCAATACAAGAATTGTATTCCTTGCATCTTCCTGCATATTGTTTTCAAAATCAGACAGCATAATATTTATACCGTCTTGCAATGATTTAACCTTTTTCAATAAAGGGGTTTCATTTTCATTGTACTTAATCGGTATAAGCGGAATTTTTGACCAGTTCAAGAATTGACCGTTTGCAGTCACATAAGAACATTCATAATCTTCAAGTGTTAAATCAGGAATAAGCTTACCACCGTCAAGAATATAACAATGTATTCCTTGCATATCAAATACTTCAACTTTTTCTATTACCGTTGCGGTTGTTCCTTCATAGCCTAAAACCAAATAAAGGCGAACCGCACATTCAAGGATTGTATGTTCATTATCCTTCCAAAACGGTAATACTTCATAACCGGGGAACAACCTGAATGAAAATTCACCTGCATCATTGTAATACGGATATAGCCAAGCAATACCATTATTCAATGCTGCTTTACCTGCATTTTTGATTGTTTTCATAAAACGCTTGTTAAATACTTCATTCAAAAGGTCAACATACTGTTTATTGTCACTTTCAATAACAAAGGGTTGACCTAAAAGGTAATTTGCTTTTTGATTTACAAGTTTTGCATATTGGTTATCAATTAGGCGGTTGTTTGGTAAATTGCTTACTTCTTCCAAATTACCGCCTTCACCTATCATTGTTCTTCTTCTTAAAAGAATATCGTGTTCATTATCATAGTATAAATGACCTTTAATCTGCATTATCCTTTGCGGGCTGTTTTTCCACTTTGCAATTTCTTTTTCTAAAAGTTGAATATCTGTCATTTTGCCCGCTGCACCTTGAATGATTAAATTTGATATTTTAACCGTCAAGGCATCTACTAATGCCATATTGTCACCCCCTTTATCGTCTAATAAAAACAAAAGCCCTAAAACAAGATTGTTTCAAGGCTATTTGTTACTAATTTGTTATTTTGAACCGCCTTCCGAAGAAACTCGTATGCATCCGATAGGTTTTTTACTGAATGTTCAGTTGGGTAATTACTCCCACCGTTCAAGCGTAAACATAACCAAGCGGTTATTCTCAATCAAAACTAAAGACTTCAGGCAATAATATTTTTGTCACGCCATAACGCATTGAATCCATACCGTGTGAAAATTCGTGGTCAGGCTTATCCGTTGGTTTGCCGTCTTTGTCTTTACTCCAACAATAGTTATCAATTTCTTTTTTAAATTCAACACATTTCGGATGAACAACAATTTGATAATTCTGTATAAGCTGTATACCGTGATTTACTGAATCTTTGCCTTTGCGTGAAGGTTCTGCTTTGATGCCTTCATCTTGCAATTCTGCAATGGATTTTGGTTCAGCACAATCACATACTATCCTTTGTCCTGCATATCCCATTGCCTTTATCCGTTCAGCTATAACCTTATTTGTTACACCAGTTTGATACCATTCATCAAACACATAAATTCGCATTGCATCATTATCAATCATTTCACAAATAAAGGCATTTGGGTCTGTAAAACCAAAATCAAGGTTAAACGCTGATTTGATACCTTTGATTTTGCGTATTTCATCAACATTAAATTCTTCACAAATCACATTGGTATAAATCAAGCCTTCAGCAATACCCCATTCACCTTCACCTTCAATTCTGTACCGGCGTGGATTGTTTATTTCCATTTTCCTGAAAATATTGCAATCTGATTCATCCAACCATTCATTACATTTCCAAGTAGTAGTTTTAGTGAATGTATCATCATCAGGTTTATCAAAAAATTTTGCTTTCAACCAACTTGTGGCACTCCACGGGTTAAAGGTCAGGGTTATTTGTTTGAAATATCCTTCAGGTACTTCACCACGGATTGACAAATCAAGTTTGTTAAAATCATCTTCATTACTGATTTCATAGGCTTCTTCAATCCATACCCAACAAAGTACACCTTTATCAACCGAAATAGAAGTGATTTTCAAGCCATCATCTAAGCCACGAAACAAAATCTTCTGCCCGGTTGAACAGCGGGTTATTTGCATAGGTGACACGGTACAATCAAAATACCCATCAAGTCCTAATTTATGAATAGCCCATTTTAAATCACTAAAAACTGAATCTCTTAATGTATTGGAATATCTGCGAACACATAAGCCGTTACTTTCAGGATATTCAATCAATCGGTAAATCATATTTAAAGCCGTGGTTTTTGATTTCTTTGAACCACGGCTGCCTTTACATACTCTGTAACGCTTTTTTGTATTCCAAAAATCAGCGTAATTTTTACCGACCGTTGCTTGTAATGATAATTTCATTCTGTCACCGCCTATTCTGTAAGGTCATTGACAATAGCAACGGGTTCAAGCTCAACATTTACATTTTCTTTGAACATTCCGTAACGCTTTCCGATAAGTTCGGCGGCTTTTAATCGTTCCTTTGCAGAAACTTCAATTTCGGTAATGGTTTGCACACCGTCACCGATAAGCTTCAGGGTTTGTTCCTTGTGTTGACCTCTCATAACAGCGGTTAAATATTCAAGAACTTCCTGTGCATCTGCCGTTTTTTCATTATGTAGCTTTTCAAGTTGTTCATCAATGTAGGCTTTCAAGTCAACATTAGTCAACATTCTTTGTCCTATTGATTTTGCTGTTTTAGGTGAATATCCTGCACGGATTGCCGCCTGTGTAGCATTACAATCAACTAAATATTCATCACAAAATCGTTTCTGCTTTACATTCATAGCAGCAACCCCTTTCTTTGAAATTCTCCTAAATAAAAAACTGCACCCTAAGTTTCAGATGCAGTTCATCAAGGAGGTTAAAAAAATGCAAGTTATTTTTATAATTTTTCATAATATCATTTTAGCACTTTATTTATTGAAAAACAATGAAAACTATTTTTCAAGCAGTTCCCCGTGCTTATTTTGAAATGCTTGTAATGCTTTACCGTGAATGATATAAATATTTCTTATAGTGTAATTCATTTCAACAGCAACAACTTCATATCTTTTAAATTCAACATATACTTTAAACAATAAATCAATATAAAGTGGATTATGTAATTCTTGAATTTGATTTATGATTATATGCTTTTTATCAACGAATTTATCAATTTCAACATTGATTTCTTCATTAAGGGTTTGCATTTTATTTATGATTTTAACAAACGGTGCTTCACCTGAAGGGCTTGTTTGCACACGGTCTTTTGAATAATCTATACTGCTTATACTGGTTGACATTATGCGTAAATCATCAAGTTCCCTTATTTTTTGATTAATCAGCGTATTCAGTTTTTTTAACTGCTGCAAATAT